AATAATTACTTGTGCCATTTGGTGCCGTGGTCCACGCTGGAGTTATAGTGGCCACTTTTGTGCTGCCAACATAACCCTCAATAATTCTAATCTGCCCGGAGCCAGTTCCGCTTGTAATTGTTACATACATTCCGTTGTATATATCATTTGTGGCACTTGCTGTAGATTTTAGAGTAATGGTTGTGCTTGCCCCAGCTTGAGCTGATCCGGTGTCGTGATGCGTTGTTGAGGCCGTTACAGTAATGTTTCCAGAAACAGCAGACGGCGTTAATGTTGATCCGTTGTTAGTGTGAAAGTCAATGTTGTAGGCATACTTTGGAATCGTATCAAATGTAATTGTAGTTGCTGTCCAGGTTGCGTCTGTGGCTCCGCGCACAATTTGCACCGGCTGCAGGTCTGGGTGGACAACAATTAGCGTGTCCGCAGATTGCGTCCAACACATATCGTCTACCATCGCGCTGGTAATCGATGTCGTTAAATAATTATTGGCGCCGCCGTTAATCGCTGTAACTACAGCGCCGTCTTTGATGACGTACATACGTTGGTGCGTAAAGCACAACATATAGCTGTCGTCGACCGAGAACTGAAACGGCACCAAGCGCACTCCGTTGCCAGCTGATGGCGTGGAGCTGTTTGGTAGCTCAAGGATATGCTTTGTGCCTGGGCGGCGACGCAAGCCACCCTGTGGCTGTATTAAGACGTTTGTGGCTTTTGCTAGCGCGTTGTTATATGACTGCAAATCTACCCTGGCGCGCAGCAGGGGATCGAGCTCGCCCGTTGAGAAGTTGGTTTGAAACTCGACAAAGCGCGGCATTAGTTTCTCACTGCTATTAAGCTAAAGTCTTCAATTACCCTGGTGGGTTGGTTTTGGCCATCAATGTTAGCGGCAACCCTAAAGTACCCACCTCGCATATTTTCTGATGGATCGCCCAGCGCGACTCTTTGCCACTTGGTAGATTTTTCTTGCTGCTCCGTAACGGTCTCTGCAATGTGCCAGGCCATCTGATATTTGAGCAGCTGAATAAAATACGACGGCATCGCGTACTCTGGAACAGAGTATTGGTAGTCGATATAGACGGATTGAATATTGGCGAGCAGCTTGTCGCCTTGTATCTCCCAATCTTTTACTGGGTAGCTGCCAACAGAGCTGGTCTCAAATACTGCCCTGGGGCTAGCTAGCCGATCACCTGGCAGCTGGTATTCGTATTTCCACACAGAGCTGGGAGTGGTGATCAGCTGCGAGAGCTGCACCTTCTTTAGGCTAAATCCCCACGGGTACATAGTAATCGTGGAGTCTCGGACATTTGGGTAGAGTCGGTCGCAGACCGAGCTCTCGTCTGTTCCATCATTAAAAGATGTGATTGCTTTGGCCCCCAACATAAGCAGGGCATCTGAGCAAATCCGTATTCCGGTATCACCTGCAGCCATTTGACGCGCTCCAAATCTCTTTAACCCACCCGACCGAGCCGGCACCCTTGGGCTGCCCGTGGAAACAGACCACCCTTACATCTGGCGACCTTGGCTTTCCCTGGCAGTGCTTTTTATAAGACACAATTTGCCCCGGCCAAATATCCTGAAATAATTCTATTGGTTTTTTCGTCTCAGAGATATATGCTTGGTCCCCGAGCCTGGGCGGCGCTATGTACTCCTTCATGTAGCGCCTTGGGTCTTTATCAAATTTTTCATAGATTTCCCGGTGGTCCCCGCTCCAGGCCATAAAACCACTATTTGGGACATTGTGTTTTCCAAAGTCTCTCAGCATTGTGAACTGGTGCGGGTGGGAGGCGAACTCGTCCAGGCTTCCAGAGATGACCGTGTCAAGATCAAAATACAGCACCGTCCCATCAAATACCTCAGAAAACAGCTCCACCTTAGACCACCACCCAGACCACCTGTGTTTGAGAGGTATCCGCTCACAGGGCACGTCTACGTCAGAGAAACACACAAATCGGTGGGGCAGGGTAAGGTTGTCCTTGACCATGTTCTTCAGGCGCAGCACGTCGTTGTCTGTGTAGCCGTCCTTGTAGGTCGCGGTCTCGAAGCGCCCAGACTTTAGAACGCAGGCAACAGTCAGCACGGGGCCCCCAATATCTTGCCAGTGTGGCCAGACATCGAGAATATATTCTCTGTTTTTCCGGAGTCTTTGTGCGTTTGCAACATTCTAATCCAGTGCTCCAGTTGAACTGCCTCGGCAAACTTGCCGGCCTTGGTTGGCTTGCTTGGGTACTTATCAGAGTAGACCAGGCTGCTTTGACTGAGCGGGGCACCGGCCATAATTACCTCATCAAATCCCATCCCGTGCCTGGCCCACAGGGCGCCGGCAACTCCAGAGGACCCGGCCACCCACCCCAGCTCTGGCCACACATAGTCTATAGCAGCAAACTTGTGGTCTGGAACCGCCAGAAACCAGATGCCGCCGCCGTTGGTAAATCGCTTGGACCTAGAGTGAACAAATATTTGACGGCCAGCTGCCGCCTTAAACATTTCGGCGTGTTCCGCGTGTTGGGTCCAAACGTGTTCGATCTCGGGAATCATTGCAGCTGCGTTGTTTACGCCCAGGATCGTGGCCCCTGGCCGCAGCTCCCTAGCGGCAGCTAGGTCCTCAAAAACACAAGGGGCTGCGCCACAAATAATGGCACAACCCCCGTGTCTGGCTGTATACCTCTCAGCCAATTAGTCGCTGTCGATAGAACCTAAAGCGACCGCGTTGGTTACGTCAACTACCGTGCCGGTGTTGCTGGTCACGATGTGCAGGCCAAAGCTGGCCGAGCTGTCGGCGTTGGCGTGAACATAAACTAGATCTCCAACCTTGAGCACCGAGGCTGCGCTATTGAAATAGCCCGAGCCGTCAACAACTGTGCCAAGATCGTCGGTCTTGTATGTCCACATTTGTGGAGCGTTGCCAGCTTTTGAGCCAGCTACAAGCATCAGATTGTCAGAAGTAAATGCCATGGTTTAGCTCCTTAGACCACGTCGGTGGTTTGAACTTCAACGATACCCTCGGCGTCGATAGCAACTGAGCCAGCGGAGAAGAGAGCGTTTACTAACCAGCTCGTTTTCTCAGCCACATAGTTGATCTCTGTCCGGGGAGCGATACCCTCTGCGTAGCCAATTGCGTCGCGGTGGAAAGCCCACAGCTTGCGCTCGGAAGATGCAACAGGCAATCCACCCTCTGAGCGGTCACCAATTACATGGAACTGGAACCCGAGGAAGGTGTTAACTTCGCCCTGCACCAACGCCTTGACGGTGTTGAAGTCGGTCGACGTTACAGCTGTCTCACCCAATAGCGAGGCCAGGCTGTTTGCGTGGATGATCATGTGACGGTTGTCGAAGGGGACGTTGTTCTTGTCCAGATATTTCTTAGCCTCGCGCAGCTTGGATACGTTCAAGCCGGTGTTTGTGCCACCCTGGTCTTCCGTAACAATGTTGGTCGTGCTGGAGTTTGCCAAGGCGTCCAAAATGATCTGGTCCTGGCGGCGTCCAATAGCGGAGCCAACTACCTGGGCGAGCTCAGAGCGCTCGTCAAAGTTAACTTTTTGCTGTGAGAATACGTCTGAATACTCAGCTGCATTCCAATCGGCAAGCGTGCAGGTTACCTTGCTGAACCCTACGTTCATTGGGGTAACGTCGGTGTGGGTAATGCGAGCTGTAGCTACGCCCTTACCTACTTTGGGAAACTGAACTGTCTGACCTTCAACTCCACGACGCTGACGAACCGCGCCTACCAACTGGGCCTTGCCCTGGTAAGCCTGTTTGACTTCAGCATCGAAGAGCGTAATAAAGGCGTTTGAAAGAGAAACGGCCATTTTGAGCTCCTTGAATTAGTCAAAAAAAAGGGTTTAATCGCGTCGGTGAGCCAATACTCTGGGCCTGTGCTTGCTACTTACGGCAGCCAATCGTCAGCATCTCACTGCGGTCAGGGTCGCTATCAAAAGCGGTGGGCCATAGTTTTATTCTATTTGTTAAAAAACAAAATGCAAGCACCAAAAAAAACCCGGCGCTGTGGCCGGGTTAAATCCCCGAAGGAGAGGGGAGGAGGAAATCTATCTCTGTGAGGAAAACCACTCGCGCTCCCTAGACTGTCTCCAGTTCGGGTCGCTGTTCCACCGAGGGTCCTTGATGTACTCCTCGAGCTTGTTGCGGTTCATTCCCTCTTCAAGCGGTGCTGGGTCGATTGGCATCCTACCTTCGTAGGCAGACCTAATCTTCATAAGTACGTTAATGCCCCGAGCTGTGCCGCCCATAATCTTAAACTCTTCAAAGTCTTCCTTCGATAGAATCTCTTTATTGACCATTCCCCTGGCCCAATCAACCATGCCGTTAACGATGGCGTTGCCGTTTGGCCCCAGGGCCTTGAGCTCCTCGGCTGGGTCAATCGATTCGCCCTGCATGAGCTCTCTGGCCTGGGAGGATAGCTTCCCGGCTAAGTCATCAAACTGAGCTTGGGATAGTCCGTTCTCCTTGGCCCAGCTAGTTAGTGTCCCAGCAATTGGGTTTTGGTCGTCGTAGCCCTCTCCGAATGCCTCGAGCTTGTACTTTCCATCAGCTGGTGCGTTGTGCTCGCCCTTGGAAATTTTTGCCCGTAGGTCTTTCCAGCTCTTGGCCAAGCTCTCGTAGTCTGCTTTGCCGTCTTTCCAGAAGTTCTCTGGAAGAAACTCTGGCCTGTCCTTCGGGCCCTCTGGCTTTGGCTCGCCTGGCGGCGCTGCCTTGTGGTCAACCGCGGTTGCCGATGGGTTTACTTCTTTGTTTGCGTTTGGGTCCTCTAGTTGCACGTTATCGAGTAGGCCGGTTTCTCCGGGCTCGATGTTGGTGTCTTCGCTCATAATTTCCTTGCTTGGTTAATCCGCGACATTAGATCCCTCACCACGTTTCTCTGCCCTTCGACAAAGTAAGCAAATGAGGCGTCGGTGCCAGGCGCGGCGACAGGCACGTCGACATAGGTTGCCCGAAGCCAGGTCATCAATTTCTGCCCGTCCTCGGTCGCAAATATACGCAGGCACAGCTTGGCCAGCTCCTCGCGCTGTTGAGTTACGTCCCTAATATCTGTTGGGACCGGCTCATCGAGATCCTCCCAGCTCATGCCGGCACCATCTCAGGTGGGACCATGGGCTGCTCTGCGCTAGCTGCCATCTGAGCGCTCATGGCCTGCATGGCCAAGGCGCTTTGCTGCTGTTGCTGCATCTGCTCCATGAGCACCGCTCGCTCTGCTTGGTTGTTTCTCAGAGTAGCTGGCACCCCTAGCTTGTCGCCAATGTAGTCGACGACCAGGTCTGTCTTGATAGCTACGGCGCCGTCTGTGCCAAAGCCCTGCATCAGCTGCGAGTATTGCAAGATGGCGTTGATCTCGTCCATGGCCTGGGCCTGGGCAAGAGGGGCCACTGGGGTAACCTTGACCTCGAGGCCGTTGACCCGCAGTGGTAGATCAATCATCCCGCGCTCGTCCATGACCTCAAGAATCTTGGCCGTCAAAGGAATCATGGTCTCGTTGATTAGTCGGCCAAAGGCAGAGCCCAGGTTCTGTGCCAACTCCTTCATGCGCTCCACAATCTCTGTGGCAGACCTTGCGGACATATTGTCTGGTGGCAAAGACTCATCGAGGAGAATGCGCTTGATGCTAGCTGTCATGTCGTTAATTACCAGCTGGGAGACGTTGAAGTCACCAGACCGTGGCAGCGCCAGCAAGCTAGGACCCTGTGGCCCACCATTACGCGCCACGGGAATAATTGCACCAGGGACAATCTTGACCGTGTTCGGGTTTAAGACCCCGTCGTCAGCTGCGGTGTAGGCACCAGAAACCGCCATAGAGGCGTTCTTGAGCAGCAGCTCCTTGGTCTTGTTTAGGGTTTTAATGTCTGGCAGCGCCGTCATCAGCGGACCGCGACCGTAAATCTCACCCGCCACCTTCATATATCGAGAGATTACCCACGGAGAGGTCTTGCGCCTGCGGTAAACAATCTCTTGCTTGGATACCTTGTCGATGACGTGGTAACAGTAGTCGCCCCTCTTGGCATCAAATATGGTTGCCTCGAGCAGCTCCACATCATCTGTGGGTTTATTTTGAATGCGCCGAACCATGTCGTCTGGCATTTTGGCATCTGGCCACTGGCGCTCAATGCTCTCGCCCTTCATGCGCATCCGACGGTAGACATTGTCGACCTGGCCGTTGGCTCCCTCTTCGTATGCGACCAGAAATAGCGGCACCGGCACAAAGTTGATTGGGCTAATATCGTCGCCTGGCTGGACCATCATGCAGGCCGTGCCAACCGCAAGGTCCAAGAGAAACTCTCCAATTGCAATGTCAAAGTTAGATTGGCGCAGCGCCGCAAACATCTTGTCCTGGTAGACATCCAAGATAGCTTGCGCCATCTGTGTCTTGTCCATGGGAATAGACGGACCCGGCTCGAGCCTGGCCCATTTGCGCTGCGGAGGAAACACCACAGATTGCAGTCGGTTAGCGAATCGCTGGGTAGAGTTGATTGCCGTCGAATCAAATACTCTCTGCATTTTTTTAGTGCCCGACGCGCCGCCCTCCCAGATTCCATATAGCTGGCGCTGTGGCAGGGCAAACTCGTAGGCGTCTTGGTACAGCTGCTGGAATTCGTCTTTTTTCTTTTGTGCTATTTCCTGGCGCTTCATTATTTCGTCAGGAGACAAACGAATACCACCCGGCGCTTTCTTGTCGTAGTAACTAATTTCCATCTTTTAGTCCTCTTCCTCGAGCAAATATTCAGATAACAGCTTGCGCTCCATGCGGGTAAGCATCATATTTTTTTTAAGCTTTTTACCAATGGCCATCTTTTGATCGTCGCTCAAAGCCTCGCTAGATTCTTCTTGGCCATTTTTTTTGTGTTTGCCGTTAGCTTCAATTTCAATTTCTACTTTCATTTGTCGCCCCTGGCTGCCATCATGTTATCAATTAGGTTTGGATATGGCCGCCCAGCTTTCTTAGCTTTGCGCATGGCCATACGTTTTTCAGATGAAGTAAGTTTTTCTGGCTTGCCAGCGCTCTTTGGCCTGGGTTTGTCCCACACTTCCTTATCCATATTTTGCTTCCTTCATAAGACCACCCTTGCGAGCCCGGCGCTGCTCAGATAGCGCAATGGCCACCGCTTGCTTTCTGCTTTTAACTTTGTCACCAGATGAGCTCTTGAGCTTGCCGCGCTTGTATTCGCCCATTACTTTTTCAACTTTGTCCATGGTTACCCTTGCATAAGTGGCCGCGCAGAGCGGCGTGATACAGCTGATATTCGAGCAGACTTGCGCTCGCCGAGCTCTCGTTGAAACTCACTCTCTAGTCCAGCTCGCTTTTGTTGAAATGGCTCATCAGAGAATGCCTCAATTGTTGGCGCAGATGGTGGAGCCTCTGGCGTAGCTGGGGCCTTCTCTGTAAACGCGCCAGGAGCCGTGCGCTGCGTAAACTGCTCAAATGGCTGCGTTGCGGTTGCAGCTTTTAAGTACCCCTGCTGCAAACTTGTGCGACCCTCTTGCCTGGCCCCGGTTACCACAAACTGATATTTGCCTAGATCCGGTCTGACTCGATTAGGAAACTGCGCTGCGTAGTACGCGCTCTCTTCTAAATTGACCGGCTGGCTACCAATAATATTAAAAACACTTGGATCAATAAAAGACGCCCACCGCTCGAATCTTGCTAGGTTTCCGCTTGTGTCGACAACCT